GTTGTGCTTACCACTAACAACTTGGTTAACTGTAGCTAGCTTTTTGTAGTTAGAAACAAAATTATTCCAGACCTGAAGGCCCAGTGTTTTATTGATTTCGTTGATAATCTTTGTCTGCTCACTATACAGAGAGGCTTCGTCTTGTTGCTGTATCTGTCTTTTGGATTCATTGATTATTTTTTCCACCAATTCAGCAGGGGAGCCCTCCAAGGCATCAAATGACTTATAAACCTCAAGCTCTTCTTTTAGAGGGCAGCCCTTGTGAAAATATTTTCTTAAAATATTCATCGCTGCTTGTTTTCGATCAGGCTGGTCGTGCATGCTGGCTTTTGAAACCTCGCTAACCAGCACTTCAAATATAAATGCAGTGTTTCTCTTCTTATTATGCTTCAGCTTCATCTTTTGTGGTCTCCAATTTATTTAATGAATCAATCAAATCCTTTACTTCTTTGCGCTCTCTTAACAACTCTTGTTCCTGCTCGTCATAGTAATTAGATGTTTGCTGTTCAGACATTCTGTATATAGATGAAACATCGTCTTTGCCAGGAAAAATAGACTTTGTAGAAGTTCCGATATATCTCTGGCCTCCTTGTGACAAGAAGGCCTGACTTGCGCCTTGACGACGATCAGATTGAACCTTTCTATAATACTTGTCCTTTGACCTGGCCGTGGTTGTTAACTTGTTGCCTAGGCTATCTCTCTTCTTGTCATCTTTCTTACCGGGTGGTGGTGGAGGCGTTTCTGCGGCGCCAGCATCAGGAGCCGGGGCCCCGGGGGTTGCTAAAAGTGGCCCGGTATCCTCCGGCGTCGGTTCCGGAGTCGGCTCTGGTGTTGGGGTGTCTGGGGTTGGTGCCGCAGCGTCGGTCGCGTCAGGCGTAAGTCCCGCTGCACCGCCGGCTCCGCCGGCAAGGGCCTCGCCGACTTGTTCGAGCAAGAAGGCATGTTTCCTGTCGTAGAACATCTCTGACTGCATTCTCTGGAATTCTTCCTCGTTAACATTTAAGATGTTCTTGGAAACCCATCTTCTACTGAAGTAGTTGCTGTTCGTGGCTGCATCAGCAGCATCAAATCTAGACTTCCAATGTTCTAGCTCTTGTAGTTCTGCCAACCTAGACGGGTTATTTAAGGACAGCTTGAATGAAAGAAGGTCATTGCCCCTATAGCCTAGTGTAAACAGGTGAATAATTGTTATCTTCTCAAGCTCTGAAACAACAGACCGCTGAAGCCTCTGAATTGTTCGCGCAAATCTAATATCCTTTTGCGCCAATGTCGACTTGTCTTCGTCGTTACCGTCTCCACGAGATAGGTACGACATTGGGATCTTAAGCGCGCTGAACAGCTTGTCTCTTAAATACTTAACATCGTCAATATCACCAGTATACTGGCCTGATTTTACAGTATCAATTTTTGTACCGCTTGTTCCGCCGCGCACCGGTATGTAATAGTCTTCTTCAACGCTAAATGGATTATAGCGGAGATCGACGCGTCCTGAATCGACATCAACAATTTGGTTTCTCTTCATTTGTGTCATGACTCTCTGCATATATTGTTCAACGTCTTCTGGAGGAATTCCGCCAACATCAATATAAAACACGCGGCGATCTGGAGATCTAACAATGCGATATGCCATCACAGCGTCTTCAAGCAATGTCAGCTGCCGCCAAATTCTTCGGGCTCCGTCTAACACCGATGTACCATATGGGGCAAATTTGTCGTTGCCTAGTATTCTAAAGTGGCCCATTTGCCAATTTTCTAATGTCAAACCGGCTGTGTTCCATTGATATTGAATATAATTTGGGTTGTTTTTGTCTTCGCCCTCTAATCTTTCTATCTCGTTGGCGGGCAGGCCAATTGTATTCTTGATACCTTCGTCTTGCTCGATATCAAGATATAAAAAGAAATCACCATATTTGCACATTGAGCGGCACCAGCCATATAAATTAAACTGGATATTTAACACATTATAAAGCAACGTTTCGATTACGGATTTTATTTCCTGGTTTGTGCAAACGATATCTACGATAGGCCTATAGACTGAAAAAGTCGTCATCTCGTCTGCGTAGATGTCAAGTGCCGATGAGATTTCTGGCGTGTACTCCATTTGATCGAAATCAGCGTACCTATCCATTCTATTTTGGTTCTGGTAGTAGTCGGATCTTAACGAGCTGTATACGTCCTCATAAGCCGACATCTTGAATTCTTGGCCACTCGCTGATCTAAAGCGCGACTTGTACTTGTCGAGCTGTCTTTTTTTGAGTTGCCTCGTGTCTTGTCTTCTGTACTTTACAAGAGGGCCAGACAGAAGCTTTGTTAGTTGTTTGAACAGCCCACTATCTGGGTTTCTTACGTTCTTTCTATTTTTTGGTGGCGCCATGTTTTATCCCTTAATCAACCAAACGAAATCTTTATAGTTTTTTTCGTTTTGTTTTTTTTGTTTTTCCTTATATGCTAACATACCAGGTATGCTTGTGTTAAGCTCTGAATTGGTTGAGCGCATTGCTCCAAGAAATGCTTTCTTATATTCAACCGCTCTTTGATTTGAACTGTAAACTGTCTCCTTCACCCAACAACCTATAGCGCAAGCCATAATTAAGTCGTCATTATGCTTTTTCATAGCTTGTGGACGACCATTTTCCCAGACAAATGTCTTCATCTCATTGAAAAGGCGTTTTGATTTTATAGTAATTAGTTTATTTCTTATCAATTCCTCTAACTTGGAGATAGTTAGCGGTCGTGTTTTTGACGAGGTTGTAAAACCAGGAATTACGCCAGCGTTTTCTGACAGGTAGGCCTCGACATGCTCATGAGAAGATTTTCTAGAATAGTATAAATTTCCATATCCTAAATCCTCCAATCTAGTAAGCACTCCCCAGCCAACAGAATTGTTTTCTACAACCAACATACACTCACCGTATTCTTTGCCGGTTTGGTGTAGGATCTCCGCAAAAACGTCTGGCGTAGGCTTGCCTTGGTATTCAGCAACTATTTCAGAATTTTGTATATTAAAGATATGAAAAGTAGAGTAGTCTTTCCCATCGCCCCTTGCAACGTCAGCTGATATCATATAATCTGCGCCTGGCTTGTACTCTTCCCAAATCCACAAATTTCTATCGAAGCCGGTCTTATATTTTGGTTCACATAAATTTTGTTCAATGATTTCCATATCTTCTGGATGAAAAACTGTTTCTCCAGACATGTTGAAATTGCATTCAAGCTCCTGGGCTATTTGGCGCCTCGACATGTTTCTTGTTTCTTTTTCAAACCATTCCCTGTCGCGGTCTGGATGTACATCCCATGGTAAAGTCACCAAATAAAAATCGTTTTTTTCGATCTCGGCGTCAACACAAGTTTGGTGAAACCAATTGCCAACACCGTTTGGCGTGGAAAGAGCGATGCATCGGCCACCAGTTGATAGTGTTGGATACAGGCCGGTCCATAATTCTTCTAGGCCGTCAACGTGGGCAGCCTCGTCAATAACCAGCAATGAAAGTGCTTCTGAACGACCAGCGTCTGAACTGGTCGACGACGCTTTGATTTGCGAGCCATTTGTTAATTCAAAGCTGGTTCTATTGTCGATCGATATGTTGGCTATCTTCATCCACTCCGGCAAATGTTTGTGGATTGCTTTAACTTTTTTAACCAAGTTGGCGGCTGTGCCGAATTTGGTAGCAATGACCAGAACATTTTTATCACGATGGAACATCATCATCCAAGCAACATACGCTGCCGTAATGGTGGAAATACCAAGCTGGCGGGCTTTTAGTATTATGTTAAAGCGGTGATCGTTAAAATTCTCAATAAGATCAGTTTGAAAATCATAAGTGCTAAAAGGAATCAAACCTTTTAAAGGGTGTGAAATTTTTGCATAGTTATTTATAAAGTACACCGGGTCCTTGCCAGACCTCACTACTTCTTTTAATATTTCCTCTTTAGATAAAGAGTAAGACATTACTACGCTTCGGCTTTGCGCGTATCATTTGGGGCTTTCTTGTCTGAAGACTGCTCTAGAAAGCTTTTGAACGTAGCTTCTAATTTGTCTTCCGACGGCCCCTTGACGTCTTCAGCATCGCCCATGTTACCGATTTCATAGTCTTTTCTGGCTGTGACAAAAACTCGGACACGGCTAGTTGATTCGACTCTTGCGTCGCACTCGCCCTTTTCTTTTAATGATAGAGTATTACCAGTTATCTTTTTGTATTCTTTCTTCAGATAACTGACTATATCCGACATGGTTTGTTCCAATTCGCTTTCTAGATTACCACTGTAAACATCCTTCAAAAGAAGTTCAGAATGATAAGAAAGGTGCAAAGTCTTTCCACTGCAACGTACGGAACAACCGTCAATTGTTCTCTTATCTAGGAGAGGATTGCCCTCCTCTCTTTTAAGCCCAATCTTAATTGGCTCGCCGTTCTCATCAATGGCGCCATCGTACATATTCCCAGCAGCTTGAGAAATTCCTTTAAGTATATCAACTACTTTTTGTGACATTTTTTGGTCTCCAGCCGTCGAGCCATCTTTTTTCACGACCCTCGACGTATTTTATAAAACATTTTTCGCAACAATGAAATTTTGTATGATAAATGTCATCATTTATCGTTTTTAGTTTACTTTTGCAAGTAGAACAATTTAAAATTCCTTCTTTATTAAGTAGTTTACGACTAACTAAAACACCGTCAACATTCTCTACATCGTGAGACTGTTCAAATTTTTTTTGTTTTTCTACAAATTCTTCAAGTTGCTGTATGTAATCTTTCTCTTTTTCTTTGTCCCAGTGTTTGGCTGGATTTTCTATGGCTTCATCACCGTATTTTTTCTTTATAGCCTTCTCTAGGCCGGCTATATAATTTATATCTTTTTCTTTCATTTTGCGATTTCCACGCTAGCGTAAAATACTGCCACAGATAATATGATTCCAACTGTCATGCCTCCAATAACCTTCCAGTTACTATTATTATTAGACATCTCTTCTTTCAAAAGTAAATTTAAATCTTTTATTTGCTCGTTTTTTAAGGCTAGCGTTTCTTCGTGTATAGTTTTTAAAGAATCGTAATTTACCTTGAGAAGATCAAAGGCTAGCCTCTTGTCTGCTAGATCTTGCTGAAAAGACTTTGTCAATTCTAGTTCTATTTCTGCTCTCAAATATTTTTGGTCTACGATCATCTTTGAGGCTGCGATTGAATCCAAAAGCACACCGGCATATGGTGCGGACTCGCCAATTGAAAGTGACGTAACTTTTCCTTGCAACTCGTCTGCTGAAGCTTGCACTGGTAGCATCACAAGCACTAGTGCAAGAGTGCATGCTAAAATCTGTTTTATCATGATTTACCTATTTTTTCTGTAATATTCTGCGCTTAAGATGCGCGCTAGCTCTGCAGCTAATTTATCTGGCTTGTCTTTATTTTCTTTTACCATTTCAATTAGCTCGTCTTGCTTTTTCTTCTCTAATTCGTCGACTTTTATTTTATGCTCTTCTTCAATAATTTTTAACTCTTCTGTGTGGCTTTCTACCACTTCCTGCACTTTTTCTTCTTTTTCTTTTGCAGTGCGTCGAAGAGTTTCTATTTCTTTGTCGTAATTTTCTCTTTGTTTGAACAAAAGATCAAAGAACTTACTTCGAAGTCTTGATCCGCCAAGCAAAGTTACCAAAAAAAGCGTGGCTATTACTGGCCAATACCAGTAATTTTTAAGCCACACCCAGACTTCTTTCCAAAAAAGAGCCGTAAACATTTATCATGCTCCATGCTTCCAACGAGAGGCGATGTCCACAAGGGCCTCGGATCCGATATAAGCAAGAGTTACAGCAACCCAATCTTCGCTAGTTAGCGAGTGTGTCGCGGCAAGCCATGTCGCTGTGCCCCAAGCTAAAAACTTGCGGGAAATAAATCTATTTACGTGTTTGTCCAACCATGCTGTTACTTTCTGCATTGTATGGTCCTCCTATAGATGTAAATAGTTTATTGGTTCACATATGCTCTATTGTTCTGCTTCTCAATGGAGATTTCTTGATCCACAATGTCTTTTAAGGAATCCAGGTGTGATATCAAAAGCACCGTTTTGAACTGGCTTTTAATCATCTCCAGTATTCGAATAAATCCTTCCATATTTTCTGCGTCTAGAGCCGTTCCTGGCTCGTCTAGAATAAATACGTCACCCTTTGGAAGAGTTGACACATTTAGCAGTGCGAGACGGATGGCCATGGCAGCAATTGTTTTCTCTGCTCCAGACCCCATCTCAATAGGTCGCGGGTCATGTCTGGGGTGCTTAATTGATATATCAAGCTTTGACTCGTCATTTTCAAAGAAAATTTCAAAATCAACAATATTTGTTAAGATCTTAGAAATCTCTGTGTTGATTAGAGGCAGCCTCTTCTTGATAATGTCGTATGAAATACCGTTTGGATGCATGCACCTTAAAAACAGGTCAGCTGTCGTAAACTCGTCTTCTAAAGACAGAAATTCTTCTTTCTGCTCGTTCATTTGTGCATGCTTTTGCTCTAAACTACCCACAGACTTGTAAAGATCTAGGATTTCTTTTCTGTAGTTGTTAAGATTGCTGTCCGATACATTTTTCAGATTCTGAACCTCTGCCTTCTTTTCCAGCAAGACCTCTAGATTTTCGATTGCCTTCTTGTTCTCCAGGAAAGTATCTTGTTTTTCACGCAAATCTTTTAGAACACTTTGAGTCTTTAAAGTATCGAGCTTGTCTTTCTGCATCTCCAGCTCTAAACTAGAAATTGTGCTCTCCAAGTTGGCCTTCTTGTCCAGAACTCCGTAATATTTTGTAATATAACTTGTTACCTTTTCAGGATTCAGATCGGCTATTTTTTTAGATATTGTATCTCTGTTTAGCTTAAGCTGGTTTAGTTCTATTCTGACGCGTGTATTGTCATTATAGGCGCTCTTGGCATCAGAGACAAAATGACATCTTTGTTTTAGGCTAATGCTACACGGAGCAGCTTTTAAGAGATCAATTTTTTCAGCAATAACCTTTTGCTTTTTCTCAAATTCCTCGATCCCCTCTAATATTTGCTGTAGCCTTGTTTGTTTCTCATTAATAACATCTTTCTGGTCATTGAAAAAATCAATATTAAAGCTCTTAAGAAAGTTGTTAATTTTTTCTAGCAAAGAGCCATGCTCTTCAAGAGTTTTTTCTTTTTTCTGTGCATTTAATTGCAGCTGCTGGAGATGTGCTTGAAATTTTTGTATTTTTTCTCTACAATCTCTATACTCCGCT